GCTTGATGTTGGTCAAAGTTCGCGTAATCACCGCAAAAAGTCTTCCACTTCTTACCTGGGAAATAGTGGCGGTGTAAAACCGCCCAATCATCTCCATGAGGATTCAAACCAACAGCGAGTTCACTTATAAGATTGTAGTGTTGAAGTAAACACACAATGGAAAGAAAGTACTTTCGGATGAGGAAGAGACCTTCAAAACTTATTGCTTGGAAAACTCTCACCTTACCTTGAGTATTCTTCTTTTCAGATATTGGCTCATCTTTAAGGGAGGAATTGAAGATGAAGCAAGGTCGGATTCCTTCCTTGCACTTCGTCTCAGCTTCTTCTATTCTTGCGCGCGTAAATTCGGGGATCGTCACTTGCGGCCCATTGCTGTCGCGGGTATAATTCAACAGCTTGCTTTTTGGACGGAAGTAGGGAAAACCGGCTCCTTTTGAAAAATTCATACCATCGATAAAATCGACGCCATCAATACCAAACAAGTTCGACTTATCATCTAATGGTGTAGTTTTAGCAATCTGGGCTTCGGGGATACGCAAAAGGCGCTTAAAATAATGATCGGCGCATATCTGGAGCTTTTTAGCATCGAAGAATTCTTTGCTATCAACCAGACTCGACATGCAATTGTACCTAGGCATCCATGACGGACAGGTTGGTTTGACTTTAGAGGCTACAAGCCCCAACTGCTCCCAAAAGGGAGCCATTCTAGCTTTAGCCACTTGGGATGTGAAACCTTGTGTCGGGACTCCTTTGATGGTTCCTACAGGATATATGCTAATGCCTTCAGGCCTATCTCCGATACCTTCGTATCTCAAGGGGCTTTTTGAATGAACTTGTTCATCAACAGCAAATGTTCCTTTCTCGTTGTGTAGATCGATTGGACCGTGACACACTGCTGATGAGGCCGAAACGGTGGTGGTCAAAGAATATAACCAATCAATTGGTATTGGAACGGCAAGAGATTGGGATTCAACTGTCCGGCCGAAATAATCCACTACATCCTGGGCACCACAATGAATACCCGCGATAAATATCTCTCCTTTCCGATCTGAATATAACACACCTCCACAATCACCTTTCTGTGTCGATGTTTTCATTGTGCTATGCCAATAGTGTCCGGCACCATGACTGGACAATAACTCTAAAGAACGTGTCATTTCTGTGTTCTCGCGAATGGTAGACAGATCAACGTCTAAAATACGCACGCCCAACCGCAAGAAGCCTGTAAAGGCTCCAGATTGCGTGTCGAGCAACACGTATTTACGCAGATCCTGACCAGGGGCTAAAGGAACTTCCAAAGCAACGAAATCAGCCGTAGGGTGTATATGTACAATTATCGCCTTGGGAGATATAAAATCCTTACAGCCGTTGGCTCTCTCAAAACACCATTTCTTTTCGTCCTTGACTAAACAATTAAGATAGAAATGTTTTGGTATTAGCCAGACGCGACCAAATACGTTCAAAG